GAACGGCCTATTGAGGACTGGAGGGTGCTATAACCTCTTGCAACATGGCTTTGTTTAAAATTTAATCAAAGGATAACTCCATGCCTTACATTGTAACAGGTGATCAAACCTCTCCAGCTGGAAAACAAGACTATAGTCGCTACAATTACGACTACGACTATCCTATGGATCTTGACCTCAAGCCTGGTTCCAAGTTCCATGACGCCTTGGTTTCCAAGATTCTTACTCGTGCTAACGAATCCCGCGCTGAAATCTCCAAGCGGTTTGATTCCTGGAGAACTATTGACAAGATTCTTACCACTTACGTAACACCTGAGGACCAGGAAGTCATCTTGCAGCGTAAAGAACCCAAAAAGCCTATTTCCATAGTCTTTCCATACTCTTACTCCATGCTGGAAGCTTTGCTTACCTATCTTTCAATGGCATTCTTCCAAGACCCTATGTTCCAATATGAAGGGGTAGAAGCCGATGACACAGTCGGAGCTATGTTACTTGAACTGGTTATTCGTGTCCACTGTCTCAAAACCAAAGTGCCACTGGCGCTTCATACCGTTCTTCGGGATAGTCTTAGTTACGGAATTGGAGTCGGTATCCCTGAATGGCAAACCCAGTATGGTAAAGTCCCTATACGCTCCGAGGTTTTCACTGGAAGTGATCTTGGAACAACCAGAGCAACACAGGTCGACTTCATCAACGATATGATTTTTGAAGGTAATGGCCTTACGAACATCGACCCTTATATGTTTCTCCCTGATCCAGCTGTTTCGTCTATCGACATTCAGAAAGGCGAATTCGTTGGATGGCTTGACCGTAGCAATATCATGAACATGCTTTCTGAAGAATCACAGCCTGATTCAGGCTGCTTCAATGTAAAATATCTCAAACATAAAGCTAATAAAACTTCGTCTCTCATGCTTGACCAATCAAGCAGACAGGACAAGTTTGGTGGCACATCTTTACAACGCCAGATGTCTCAGACAACGAATCCAGTTGATAACATAAATATGTATATCAACTTAATCCCTAAAGACTGGGGCTTGTCTGACTACGAATACCCGCAAAAGTGGTTCTTTCGTCTTTCAGCCGACGATGTGATCACCGCTTGCGAGCCTGCAGATCACAACCACGGGCTTTATCCTATTGCAGTTGCTTCACCTGAATTCGACGGCTATAGCATGACTCCTATCGGGCGCATGGAGATTCTCTATGGCCTCCAGCATACTTTGGACTTTCTCTTCAACTCACACATTACTAATGTACGCAAAGCTATCAACGACATGCTCATTGTTGATCCTTACCTAGTCAACATTAACGATCTTCAAAACCCTGAACCAGGCAAACTCATTCGCCTGCGACGTCCTGCGTGGGGCCGTGGAGTTGACAAAGTAGTCCAACAATTAGCTGTTCAAGACATCACCCGCTTGAACATCAGTGACTCAGCGTACATTACCCAGTGGATGGATCGCATCTCTGGAGCCGATCAATCTATGCAAGGCGCTATTCGCCAAGGAGGTCCTGAACGCTTAACCAAATCTGAATTCCAAGGGACTCGTGGCTCTGCGGTCTCACGCTTGCAACGTATTGCTATGCTCATCGGTATGCAGTTTATGCAGGACATAGGCACTATGTTTGCAGTGCATGCTCAACAGTATATGACCAGAGAAGCTCACATAAAAATCACAGGTCGATACGAGCAGCAGCTGATGCAAACTTTCAACACTGGCAGGGCAAGTGTTTCACCTCACGATATTGCAATTAACTATGATGTAATCGTGAGAGACGGTTCAATCCCAGGAGGGAATTTTTCCGAAGCTTGGATTCAACTCTTCAATATCATTGGGTCTAACGAAATGCTAGTCCAGCAATTTGACGTGGTTAAGCTCTTCACCTACATCGCTCAACAACTCGGAGCCAAGAACGTGGAGGACTTCAAACGAGTGCAACAAACACAGATGCCTGACCAAGACATCTTGTCACAAGCTCAAGCTGGCAACCTTGTTCCTCTTGGAGGTATGTAATGTCGGAAGTTACTATCAACGCTACTCGTAGCCAAATCGAAGATTTCATCTCCTCTGTTCTATGGAAAGACATGATTCGCGAGCTTTCTATGTGGAAATCTGGATTCCGACGCGAGATGGCTTCTATCGTTGACAATGCAGCTGACACTAACCCTTCCTCGGCCTCAGTGCTTATGCACCTAGGCGACATCAACGGGAGGATTAAAGCAGTTGACTACATGCTTGGGCTCCCAGAAATGTTTTTACAAGTTCTAAAAGCCAAAGGAGAAGACAATGGATGACTTGATTAAGCAGCAACTTGATGAAATGTCTGAGCTTATTAACTCTGCAACCGAAGCTCCGGTGACTGAAACTGTCGCCACTGACCCTCCAGGCACTGAAGCACCTGGAACAGATGCACCAGCTACTGATGCACCAGCTACTACCGCACCTGTAACTGATGCACCTGATGACAGTGACGACAGTGACCAAACTCCAGTAACCTCTCCGCCTGCGGATGAGCTAACCACGCTCAAGGCTGAGCTCGCTGAGCTGCGAGCACTTCTTAAATCCAAAGACCAGGATCAAGACAATCCCGCTGAACCACCTCCTCCACCTCCGCCTCCTGCTGAGGAGAACTTTCTCGAAGGCGTTGATCTTGATGATCTCACTTCTGACCCTGAGGAGTTTAACAAACTGCTTAACAAAATCTATCGCAAAGCCACTGAGGCTGCTGAAGAGAGAATTTCCAACTTCCAAGTCCGCCTGCCTGAATACATAGGGCCTAACCTAGAACTCGTAAACAATCTCCGACATGAAACTGAAAAATTCTACACTGAAAACTCAGACCTTGCTCCATTCAAGAAAGTAGTCTCCATTGTCTTCGAGGAGCTTTCACCTAACTTGGCTGAAAAGCCCTTAGCTGAACAACTAAAGGAGGTAGCTACAGAAACCAGAAAGAGACTCAACCTTCCATTACAACCTAAGAAAACCACCCAAGATGCTCCGCCGAGGCTTCCGAAGAAAAACTCACAGCCCCGGCCGAAGCAACCACCTAAACCTGATCCTTTCCAGGCTGAGATCGAAGCTATGGAAAAGGCTCTTAACTACTAGGAGGTAACGAAATGGCTCTTGAAGATCGAGGTGCACAACATGACAAAGTAGTGGTCGACAAGTACGTCAACCCTACAGCTAATTACTACATGACCACTCGTGATTACGTAGTGCGTCCGGCAGCTGATAGGGACACTGGTGCTTTCACTGTTTACCTTCCGCCTGTTTCGGAGGCTAAAGGCAGAATCTATTCCATTGTCTGCCGCAATGCGGATGCTTCGAACAAGATCACTGTTGCTGATCTTGATGACTCTGAATGCTGGGCCGGTGATGTTACGTTGAATGGCAAGTGTGACCGTGTGCTTTTCTACAGCGATGGTCTTAGCTGGCATGCTATTGAATCTATTACTACCTTCACTGGCACTGCTAGCCCGACTACTACGGCTACCACGGCTGCTCCGACTACTACGGCCACTACTGCGGCTCCGTAACTGTGTTTAATTTTTAAACAAACTTATATCTCCAAAGGAGGTCAAATATGTTTTTAGGAATGCGTGGTACAGGTGACTGGGTAGCTGATCAGCGACCTAAAAATTGGCGTCAACAGATTCTCAAACTCTATCCCAACGGCATGGCGCCGCTTACGGCTCTTCTTTCCATGATGAGCTCTAGCAAGGTGGATGATCCTCAGTTCTATTGGTGGACTCAGGAACAAACTACTGTTGGTGGAGCTGTGTCTGGTGTCTATACCCTTCCTGATCTTAGTACTGCTTACACTTCTGGTGGCGTAGCTGGAGACGTTGTCTATGTGCAAATCTCTACTACCCTCGCCAACCGGATTCGTGAAGGGCATCAGATCCTTCTGCGTGATGCTTCTGACTACTCTGTGGATGTTGTTGGCAAGGTCACTGGCGTTACTCGAGGAACCACCAACTCTGTCCTGGCTGTGAAGCTTCTGGAAAACGATGATAACTCCACGTCTCACGATCTTTCTGACTGTGATACGTTTAAGATCATCGGCAACATCAATCCTGAGGGTGGTGAGATGCCAGATGCTATCGCCCTCAATCCGACTAAGGTGTATAACTACACCCAAATCTTCCGTACGCCTCTGAGCATCACTCGTACGGCTCGCAAGACCCGGCTCCGCACTCCTAACGATTACCAGAAAGCCAAGGCCGAAGCCCTTGAGATGCATTCTTGGGAAATGGAACTGGCGTTCCTCTGGGGAATCCGAACTGAGAACGTCGGAGACAACGGGAAGCCTGAGCGCACGACTATGGGTGCCATCAACTTCATCCGCCAGTACGCCTCAGCCAATTGCGATGACTATACTCTGAACACTGATTACGCCGGAAAGGCTTGGACCACTGGCGGTGAGACCTGGTTGAAGAACATGCTGGAGCAGATTTTCCGCTATGGTGCCGACGAGAAGCTCTGTCTCTGCGGCAGTGGTTTCCTCCTGGGCATTGATGCTCTTGCTCAAACCTCTGGCCAGATCAACCTGCAGCCTGGACAGAAAACTTATGGCATGCAGATTCGCGAATGGCTCACGCCGTTTGGCTCGATCTACATGAAAACTCATCCGTTGTTTAGCTATGACGCCACTACCCGCAACATGGCTATTATTCTTGAGCCCAAGGAGTTGACCTATCGCTATATTGATGATACTAATTTCTATGGCGAGAACAGCTCCAAGACTCACCCGGAGGGCTATGGCCAGCGGCGGATTGATGGCACTAATGAGGAATTCCTGACTGAGGCTGGCCTTGAATTCGGCTTGGCTCAGAAGTGTGCTGTGCTCAATGGCGTTGGTTTGGATAACGAACTGGCTTAATGCTAATAGTGGGGTCAGTAAGGAGCTGGCCCCACTATATTAAAATTTTAAACGGAGTGTGCTATGAACTTAGCCCAACTCAAGACAAACTTCAGAACTCTCTCCGGTCGATATGATCTAGTCAATGATGACACTACAGGCCTTGTCGAAGCCTTCATAAACCAAGGGTGTCGTCAGCTGGATCGTATGGGAGAGAACCAAAAGACTTGGGGAGTACACTTCACCAGTGCTTCCACTGGACATTTTCATGTTAGCTTCCCCTACTGTCGCGCAGTGAAAGAAGTCTGGGTTCGCACAACTGAAGCCACGTGGCAGTTGAAGAAGAAACCTTTGCAAAATATCATAGCTGAATATCTTGCTTCAAATGATGACATTGAGAATGGTACTCCACTTTACTATTCCCCTACCATCACCAGACGGATTCCTGAAGATGTCAGCATCACCGGCTTTTCGTCCTTTCTTACCTACATGGACACTTCCACCGACCTGGACCACGAGCATAATGCTATCATCTTCAATATCCCAACTGACACAACGCTGCTCGTAGAAATCCGTGGACTGTTTTATTCCAAAGAGCTTGTCAATGAAGATGATGAAAACTACTGGTCAGTCAATCATCCATTCACTTTGCTCAAAGCAGCTCTTAGAGAACTCGAAATCTTCAATCAAAACAAGACTAAAACCGACCAGTGGACAGAAGCTCTCATGCGAGACCTTGACACAATCAACAAGGATCTTGTGGAAGAACTTATCGCCGAAACAGACCAGATGAACGGATGATAACTATCAATCATAATACGGCCAGGTGACATGGCCAAGCTTGTCAGGAGACAAGAATGACACCAGAAGAAAGAGAAAGCATTATTGATGCAGCTGTTGAGCGTGCCTTGTTGAAGATTCCTGAAGTGGTAGGCAACTTGATTCATAATCATCTTTCAAGCATCAAGATAAACAAAAAATTCTACGATGAATATCCTGAATTCAAGGACTATCGGGACATCGTGGCAACGACTGTTGAATCTATTGAAGGCCAAGACCTAACCCAAGATTACGAAACCATCTTGCGCAAAGCAGTGCCTGAAATTAGGCGTCGCATAGGTTCAATCAAAGACCTTGACATGACTACTATCAAACGACCTAAACGAGACTTCAGCAATGGAGAACTCTGATGGAAGTTTTACGTGATGGAACTTTTGCATTTACTGTAGGTCCTGAAGCTTTATCCCGTGGCCTCAGACCTTCCAAGCGCCTGCCTCGTAATGCACAGTTTCTCGTTCAGTGCGAAGGAGCTGTTGGCCTGGACGGCATCCTCCAGGTGCTTGATGACCTTGAAAACAACAGAGTTGATACCTCATCTGATATTACCGACTCTTTTCCATATCCACAGATTTTTGTCTTCACTAACGTAATTCTCATCTGTGATCAAACGCATATCTATGAATACAATGGAGCTTCTCTTTCTCTCGTGCTTGGTCCTGTGGCTGCTGGACAGACTTGGGCAGCAGTAGATTTTTATGACTACATTTACATGAGCAATGGAGCAGTGGCAGTTGTTAGGGACCC